TTTTGCGAAAGCGGCCCAAACAGACACGCGGCTTCGCGAGGAAAAACAAACCTCAAAAGCACGCCGCGTGTCCAATACACGTTTTGGACATACGCTGTAAGAACTTGCGACCCAAAAGTAAAAATTCAAAACCCAAATAAGATGCGAACATCTTACTGGGGTTTTGTGTATAAAACCTTTTGAACTACAAGAGTACAGCGTAAGATGTATAACATCTCATCCAGGAAATGATTGTTGTGACAATCATCACCCCCATTCGGCCGCCGAATGGTATTCCACCACGAATTTCGTGGTCCTTACGACATTTTAAAGACTGTCGTCTAATATATATATGTACAATAAATAAAATAAATAAATACAAAGCAAGAACAAATAATATGTATAATCGAACCCATTGATTATATCTAACTTGCTATTGGATTTAAATAACTGTAATATACAGGAGCACCTACAAATAGACCCAACTGAAAATCTTCAGCAATAGAAATATATTTATATATTCTTTCCGTGCTCATTTCTTCGTTACCAGTTAGATCCAAATTAATTTGATGACCCGACTCTCCAATACTATAATAATCTAATTTACGTGCTGGAGAGAACCTTTGTCCATATGTATAATATGGGGTTTCATATTCCAAACATGGATTTAGAGAAGAGGGTGTTAAATGTGTTCCACCCAAATTTGCTATTCCCGTAGAAAGGATAGCTCGCCTATTCGTACCAACATTAGTAGAAGATACTGCATTATTAATCTGGCTATTAGTAGCATTTAAATTATTGCGAGTGACACTAAATGCACGTGTAGTACCTGGTTGCTTTGATGAATAAAGAAAGGCCTTATGACGTAATCCGCCTCTCCTACACACATAAGCAGGAGTCAAATAATTAAGTAAAGTGGTATTACTAAATTGATACGGTGAATTACCAGAATTAGAATTTATAGCCTGATCGGGTGCGTCTGGATCCCAGCCGCGATAAAAAGGGAAATCAGTCATACTTAAACTCATGATTCTTGGCCCTGAACCCACAGCAGCAGGGAAAATGGTCCAATGATAATTATATCTTCGTAGCATATCCCTAAAACTGGCTACACGTTCTCCTTGATAAACTAGATATTGATTATCTAAACCTAAATTAAGAGAATCGCCAAAAGTAGCCAATTGAGTAGCATTTAATGGCTCATTAGACATATCTTCAGATGACGCCATAACCTCTTCACCAGATTGTTCAACGTATGGTGCAATTTCAGATTGATCTTGAAAATAAGACAAAGTCGATAATTTAGTTGGAGAAGGAATCGCAAATGCAATATCATCTCCTCCACTAACCCAAACTTGAATCTTCACAGCAGCAGTTGTAGTGCCGGGTGTAGCCAATTCATTGACTACATACACTGATAACGTACCATTATCCGTATCCGTACTAACAGCGGGATTTAGCGTATCATAATTAGGAGGATAAATAGTATTAATTTCTTGACATTTATTCCATGCTTTAACATCTGCCCATTTGACTTCATATTCAAAATCTCTATCTTCAGCAATGTCAATGATAGTAGAATATACAGTATTAAATGGGATAGCGCCACTGTCATTGGTACGAGGATTGTAAACCAATCTCAATCTTCCACGATGATATTCGGATGCAATAACATTAAATCTGAATTTGATAGATCCTTGCCAAGCTGCAAATGGTGCAGCAGCAAAGGCAAGAGCAGTTGGATGATATTCAGTGACATGTGCATCTCCAAGAGTGCGAGTACAAACAGGTTGTACAGTCATGGAAGCAAGAAGCGAATCAGTAACTGCACTTTCTGGCCAAGGAAATTGAAACCAATAAGATGGTCGTTGCGCAATTGCTGAAATTGCAAGTTCATCCTCACCACCAAGACCCATAATTCTCGTATCAATAGAAAGCTCATTCTTAGAGTCAAGAGTAAGCTTGACGAGAGGCTCAGGAGTATCAGTATTACAAATGTTACCAAAATAACGCGGAACATAGTTCCTAGTATCTTCAAGTACTTGTGGACGAGAATAACCAAATAATTTAGCTATTTGCCCAATGCGAGTAGCTACTAATTCAGTAGCTTTCGCATAAGGTGCAATTACAGGTATCATTGACATAGCATTCGCAGCCTTAGCGATTGCAGATGCAGGCTTACTAATAAGTCCATCCTTAACAAATTCATCATTGGACATCGTATTATCTACTTTCTTAGTAGGTTTACTTTTCTTCTTTGAAGCTGCTTGTTCATCGAACGTAGGAAAACCTAACTCATCAAGAGGTCTTTGAGAAATACCAGACTGAACAGCACTGTTAGTAGGAATACTAAGCTGAACATTTTCAGCCCAGACAAATACAGAAACCGTAATGGGATCGGTACCACCATTAGCATGCCTTAAAATGTCAAAATCATGTATTGTGACTCTTCCCATATTATCTTCCCAACCAGATTGAGTAATATCTAAATAATTCTCTGGCCATATAAATGGCAAACACATCTCACCACCCTGTGATGTCGTGGGATCCAACAGAAAATGAGGTTTCTGAGAAGCCCCTACCAAATCTTGTTCAAAAAATGCACGATTTAAAGTAACATTGTCATTAACTAAATATGGATTATAAGATACTAATGCTCTTCCGTAGTAAAAAGAGTTACCATTTAACAATATTTTCATTCTCAAATTACATCTTAAATTCCTGTACTTATTAATTTTATCTTTAACATCACCATTAGAAAAGAAATCAGTCCACGGATTAAATGTTTCAAACAAGCGAAGACCACCTGGAGTCCACTGATACTCTTGGGTTTTAATCGGACGACTAAGGAATGTCCCGAGCTCAGCATCTGAGAATCCGGCGAGCTTTGTTGTTCCATCTGAAGATGACGAAATATCGTAAGACCACGGTGTGTCTCCATCGACAAAGTGTACATTCTGTGTTGATAATTCTGCAGGCGCCTTAGAAATATTAAAAGCGCCAGGAGTAGAACTATTTGAGTCAGTTCCAAGACTATTATTATTATTATTAATTGAAGTAGGCAAATTTAATATACGACGCATCAAGGCAGTACCCTCTGCACAAGTGCGCGACAATGTTTTGTTGGCTGACGAAACCTCTGGTAAAAACCAGTATTCTAAGGGTAGAATATCAATATACACAAAGCTAACATAATATATATAAACATGTAAATCATATAATATGCAGTATCCATATGCGTACAACTATTTTAAACTTATGCTACGAATAGTTCCGGAGCGGTTAGATTTTACGTCCCTCCACGACGAATTGTCGAGCTACTCACATAACTCGGCGTCACCCATGTACTTCTGTAAGAAATCATGGAGACGATCCTCATACGTCTCATCTAAAAGTGAACACATATGAGTTAAACCCTCACGGGATGCAACTTCTTGCATTTGGCCTCTACGGAATTCATAGACTTCGCGTCCATGTTGCCACCATTCCCTCAAAGCACCATCAATGTTACAAGCGCATTGGTCTTGTAGAGACACAACATCAGATACCATAATTGCGTGTAAACTCTTAAAAATAGAATTTTCATCAAGGGCCCCATGTATCAAACCTGTATCTGGATTGAACACATTCTTACGCTTAAGAAAATCTGCATCTGAATCCGACATGTACTCTGTTGGAACTGATTCCTTATCAGGCATAGTAAAAACCATATCATGATCTGCCAAGTATTTGGCATAAGATATATGATTAAACCAATCATACCCAGGTGCTACGGAACCTTTGACGTCATCACCGTATGTCATTACTGAACATGCTTTTCTGAAAGGATGGCGACGAGTGTACTTAGGATGAAGCATAAAGAAAGCACTCCTCATCAATAACGAATTAACAATACAATTAATATAAACTGTTAAATTCTGTCCAGATGGATTAGAGCCTAACATAATGAGTAAATCACCATTAAAAGATACACAAGAATAAGCTATCTCAGTTGCAATACCACGCATAACGGTAATATCATCTTCAGAATAATCCCCACACTCTTGTGCTATCTTAATGAGTACATCAAATGCAGCCAAAATCAATTGTGCTGGCATGCGTAAATCATATTTGCTATAATCACCTGCAAAAATTCTGTCTGTACCATGTTTAGCCATATGTCTTGCTAAAACATCCCATTCGGGACCTTGAGCATTAACTCCCACAGCACATTCAGAAATTAACGGAAACAGAGATAAAATTCTGCAAATAGGTAAGAAGTACTTCCGAATCAACAATTGTGATGCAGTTTCAGCAGCCTGAAATACTCTTACTTTCTCTGATGTTTTCTTTGTTGGTTCATCCTTTACACACGCCTTAAACATAAAATAGGCACGCTCTCCTTTTAGGAGCTTTGCCTCCATGTTTGCAGCTTCTTGTACAATAATAGGATCCATTTCTGCCGGACAATCAAAATCAGGAAACAATTCTGGATCCAAATAATTAATGTATTTTTCTTTAGTTCCAGAAAGTGGATAACCAATAGATGTGTTACGTTTCATCGCGTCCACGAATCTCCTCCCATCTATTCCACATAATGTCTCCATTGGAGTTAGCGGTCTAAGTTCGTCTTTTATCCATTCCTTATGTTTAGAACTCTTAAATTCAGTCAAACAACCACCTATATAATCATCAAATGCCCATGTTAGAGCATCTCCTCTAATCCCCACACTAGCATTGGCCGAATGTTCCAATGTGGCTTGCCACATACGTTTTTGATTAAACTTGGGAGGACCAAATTTATTCTCAATACCTGTAACTTCGGCTACTGTTTTAGAAATTGGAGTCTCCACAACACTACTTGAGGTATACGTGCATCTACGATTATCTTGTCCAATATATTCAACTGTACTATATTTAGGTAAGTAATTGATTGGAGAATGAGGGTGAATATCAGTACTAACAAGTACCTGCTTATCATATTTCGTAGTTGGGTATGTACCACTACTAGCTGTGGGGAAGGCACCCCTCCACACATCAGTTGCATTTTGCACAGTCTCATCTAGTAAGTCCCTAGAAAGAGTAACACCTTTTCCATAAGGCTCACCAGTAATACCGCGTAAGTGGATACTAGCAATAAATTTCCTAGCAAAATCTGCAACAGCAATACCAGTACATAAACCGGTAAAAGTATTGAATGGCAATTTATAAGCATAGCCAGGTCCACCCGACTCTGAATCCTTAATGTAATTAAGCTTAATTTTATCATCTGAACAAATGCCATCTCTATGCCTATACAAAAAACGTCCAGAACCTGAAGCTGTTGTCTTGTCTGGTAACAAATGTCTGATATCCCCAAATACTCCACAAGAAGGTATATGTACGATACATAAATCCAACCCCCTGATGGGCATCATATGGTGTTTACTGACACGTGCCTTAAATTGACTATTAAAATCACCTTCTCTTTTTACAATCAAAGCCTGCATCTCATTTCTATTTTTCCATACGTGATAAGGCATAAGAAATGTGGTTCCAAATAGAGCTAATATATCACACGTCTGTTGAAATCCATTTTCTACAAAAGTCGCATGACAAAGATTCTTCTTAATCTTGTGTGTGACTTGATCTATTGTCATAGTCTTGGATTTATCAGAAACATGTAGTTCAGCAACTACAGGATTCGCCCAAGGATTTTCTTCTTTATCTCTCGCCAATATTTCTTTATAAGATTCTGGCGCTAAAATTGCTTGCTGTACAGAGGTAACAGTACGAATTGTGTTGACTAATTTATATAAAATACCAGCCGTAGCACACACACCTATAAATTTACACAATTTACTCTCGCGAATAGATTTGAAAAGATCTTTGGTGATATGTCTCCTTGAGACCAATTCATTGAATCTGTCATCTCTCCACTTACTCAATGTCCCCACATATAAAAATAAGTGTAGTAATGTTGACATAACAGACAATAATAATATCTGTATCTGATTAAGACTAGTCAAGGCAATAAAGCTCACAAGAAAAGTTAAAAATAAAGTTCTCCTCAACTTCTTCTCGAACATCATTAAGTCTCTATACTTACACATGCAATACAAGTTCTTAATCAAAGAGCTATTGCTAATCCTATTTGGCACAAAATTCAACATTTGATGAGTCATGTCACCAATATTATCCAACTGTGTTCTAATAAATTCATAGGATTCCTCAAAAGAGGCTTGATTTTCAGTCGAACATTCGCAAATATCATGTCCCAAATTGCATACATCGCAATACTTACGAGACGCAATCAAATTTTCATTTTTAACTATAAGTTTTTGTTGGTTATCAAAATGTTCCTTACAAGCGGTGGTGCAATACTTCAAAGTCTCATAAATGTTAGACTTCTTAGTATCCTTAAGACCATCTTTATGTCTTAATGAATTTTGATCACCTCCAGCCTCCTTATCAAGAGGACGATAAATATCTATGTTCCAAATATCATTTACCAACTCATCCGCTGGAAATGAGCTATTAACTTTTTTACTGTCAAGACGTCCATCGGGCAAAGCAAATTCTTCTTTTACCTCTAAATATAAGTGGACGTCAGCTCGACGTACAATAGAATATTCATTGACAGAACCAGTTGAGGCGTGACTTGACAAGGGCAAATTGGAGGTAATGATAAAAATACGTGGTCTTATCTCTACTTTACCCTTTTCATGTAAATCGGCCTTGTTTGCATAAGTGATCATATTATTATTTATGTCAATAATGCGATCTGTTGGGGATTTATCTAGAAATTCGGGTTTTGTATTTCCACAATCATCATAATATATTCCATAAGTATGCCCTTTTAAAGAAGAGTCATACTTGTCTGTTTCCTTCAAAACAGCTGTATTCGCAGGATCTGGGTTGACACCAGCCGCACGTAGTAAATCAGCCATCAGTATTTGAGAAAGAGCTGATTTACCCCTACCCGACTTACCCCAGAGATACATGGTAAAAGGGGCAAATCGCATAGATCCATCAATACGCTTGGCATTATAAGCAGCCCTATTCTTAATAAGAATATCCAATCTCTTTTCAAAAAGACTTTGCTGCCATGTGCCTTTAGCAGCTTTGTATAGCGTAGTGGCCATATCTATGGCTTCGTCCAAATATTGGCCATATTCAAGATCATTCAAATATCTTGTTTTACCTTTAATGGTAACGGGTTTATCATGAAGATTGAAAACCATAGCATGTTCATGGGCTTCAACAAGTGGAAAGTATAATTGATCAAATTCAAGACTTTCATCATCTGAGAAAAAGAAAGGTTTGAATGATCCTTCCTTAAAACACTGATAACCGCCTTCAAGAAAGCAGATAACTGTGTCTAAAACAGCGCTTACTAAATCCATAGCTGTATGGTGCTTGGACATAGCATTTGTTTTAAATAATTCTACTCCCCTAAAGGACCATCTCATATTAGTGACTGAACAAAGTCCAATAGAAGCAGCTACAGAAATCATTGTGGATATCTTTCCGAAGATCGGAGCGTGTCTAATTTGTTCCCAATTATCTTTCAAATTAGGTAATTGTTCTAACCATGAAGCACTCTCCTCATTTATATCACTTGATTGGAATGAAAAAATGTTATAGCCAAATATTTCCTTAATTTGACCAATAGTATCTTTTTGGGAGAGAATCATTTCGGTAATACTCCCCTTCATCATGGTACGTAACCCAAGGGCTAATTGCGCAGCTATTGTTGTTGGATCCTTCATGGTAGGTAATGTTACTGCCAATAAGGCTAGAGTCTCTAGGGTCTGTACGACCTGCGCAGTTTGAACATTTGTACCTAAACTCGCTAATTTAAGCTTAGCAAATTCCAATATGCTTGCTGGGTAAACATGTTCTAAAAGTGATTGGTGAACAAATTCAATATCTGATTGGTGAGTGTAACGAGAAGGTTTATTTTGTCTCTTCTGATTACTTTCTTTCTTAGGAACATTATGTGGGTTTCCACCTTTCCTCAAATCCTTCCTAATTTGTGTTCGCCTAGCTTTCTTATTTTTACTAAACTTGGCTTTTCCCATAACTTTGGGATTGAAAACCTCTGTCTGAACAGAGAAAGTTGGTAATGAATAGTTGTTCTCCGTAGAGCAAACATTAACTTCATTATCATTATTAATGTTTCTATTATTACACACTGCAAAAGTTCCTTGGCTTGACATATTCATATTTAATGAATTCGGCAAGCACAAAAGGAACCATTCAGCGGACGCCCGCAAAAATGGTATTCCATTAGTGCTTCGACACAGCAGCTTTGCTATAGGATAAATCCTATACTTACTCACATACTTTAAACGCGTGTTATTCGTCGCAGGCGTAGACGCCACGCTAGGTATATCGGTTAACTTAAAAAGCACCTCATAGTTCCTCTACAAGAATTCTCAAGAGAGGGTCGGGGTTCATAGTCCCGCCTATAGGTGTAACATTAAATGCCGACTACTGAGTCTTATCCAGGGGTCGGTCCCCACATCCTAAGATGGGTTACCTAAGAATATCGTAGGATCATAGCACGATATTAAACTAGAATTTTACTATTGTCGCCCGTAAAATTAAGGGGTTTTGCTCTTCTAAGCGAGCTAAATACGATAGTAATATAGGTACTTCCTTATTTACTAAAGATTGTAATCACAAATTTATATCTCACAGTCATAGATTTAAAACGCTACTGTGTGTATAAGTTGCTAGCGTTCGGGAATCCTAAAAATTCCAGGGTCTGTTGGAATCTAAATATTACAGACAAATACAATAAAGACATTTGCCAAAAGCTTTATTGATGCAATATCGATTCTTAGACTTGGTTTAGTCTGGCGCTCTAATGAGCACACGACAGCCGACTAAAATCTGTCGTCAATAAAAAACTGGGTTCGATCATACAAACTAATATCCAGTAATGTTTTGCAATACCTCAAGCAAGTCTATTGCTCGGCATACTTTTATAAACAATCGTTTGCAAACTCAATATAATTAAAATCTAAAATAGGGTTCATAACCCTATAATAGTCGTAAAAATTATTGAGTTTTGATACCTTATAAAAGTCCTAATAGACTTGAGTGAACAATTGTCACTACTGATAAAAGTTGTATAGATCTCCCTGCGGAATATCCGCAGGGAGATCTATACAACTTTTATCAG